GAGCGAAACCTTATAAATTACCAATTCATTGGCAAGGTTAATGAGATGTTGAAGAGGAATAATCTTAACCCAAGTAACCTTGATACTGTTTATGGTGATAAGGCAGAGCCTGACCGAATCCAAGAATTTAATGAGTATGGTTACAATATGGTTGGTGGAATCAAGGATGTTAATGCGAAGATTAATGCCACCAAATCAGTTAAAATCCACATAAGCCCAAAGTGTGTGAATACTATTAAGGAGATTGAGAATTACTGCTATCAAAGGGATAAGGATGGGAATGCTATTGATAAGCCGATAAAATACAATGACCATAGTATGGATGCATTGGGTTATTGTGTTTATGGTACTGTTGGAATCTTAAGCCCTGAACGAAGTATGCCTGAAAAGGCTACAATCTATGGATACTAAATGGAGAGATGAATATATATGGGAATTTTTGATAGGATATATGGGTTCAGACAACGAGAGGTTCGCAACAGTTATCCTAACGAGGTCAGATTGGCAGATATAAGTGCTAAAGAACCTGATAATCCAAGTGGGAAAGACCTTTACGAGATAACCCCAAGCCATATTAATAGGACAGTAAGGAACTGCCGATATGCTACTAGAGATCCTCAAGTACACGGGGTACTACTGGATATTATGGTGAAATCCAATACTCATTTCGAGATTATTGGGGATAATGAAGAGGCAGTTAATCACATCAAGAAGATGGATGAGGATTACTGGAATATTAATAAGATTATTGATGAGATGTTTTGGAAAGGGGCAGTTGATGGTCAAGCTTTTATGAACCTGCGAATTAAGGAGAATCATATATGTCCACGATGGTTGGAATGGGATGGAGAATCCTATAATATTATGGAGATATATGACTCTGAAGAGGAATTATTAGGTTACAAGCAAGTTATTCAGAAGAATGCGAAGACTAATAATGGTTGGCTTCGCAGGAAATTCGATGAGTTGAAGAACGAATCCTCCGAGGAGGTTGAGATAAACTTTGAACCATCCGAGGTTATTCATATGAAATACCTTGAGAGGGATGGAATAGGTCATAGTCTTGTAGTGAATGTACTGGATGATGTGATGTACAAGAGGAAGCTCAAGGAACTTATGACTTTGACTGTTTATAAGAATAGTAATCTTGTTGTTGTTACTATGGGTAATGAGGATAAGATGAACACTTATCTTGATGAGGATGCACGAAATATGGTAGTGGAAACTGTATCCGACTTTGACCATAAGGGTGCAGTAGTAGTGCCATATGGAATAGGTCTTGAAGTGCTTAAGGGTGGAACATTACCTGAAATCCAAGACTACCTCAAATACTACGAAAGGTGCATCTATGTAGGATTGAACACTCCTGAGGCAGTATTCAACTCTGAATCCAGTAACAGAGCAACTGCCGACATCCAACTTGACAGTAAGACAAGTGGTAGAATACTCTTCTTCCAGTACAATCAGGAATGGGTTACCAAGTATATTGAGGAATTGTTCAGAAGAGAACTTGAACTTCAAGGCATAAGTGGATATGTTACTATTGAATTCGAGAACCTTACCGATGATGAAGAGGAGGATGAGAATTCTGATGATACTGATCCTGAAAGCCTACACAAGCCAATAACAAAGAAAGGTCAAGAGGATATTGACAAGACTGGCACTACTGGGATAAAGAAAACCACAACTAATACTGATAATGTTCATAATGATGTTAAGAATCGAAGTCAAACGAATACTGCAGGAGGTTGAAGTGAATGGCTAGTGATGGATTAAAACATCTTATCAAGACTCCTGCTGATTTGACTGATGAGGTTTTCGATTTCAAGAACCTTGACTCTGATGAACAAGCCTACATCATCGCTTTATTATTTTATTATAATGATTTTGCCTTGAAGTATCAGGGCAAGACAAGAGCATATATTGAATCTCATTACGAGGATGATATTGATGCCTTGCAAGAGAAACTTCTTAAGGCTAATGAGAAACAATTTGAGAAGATGTTTGAAACTTTCAAGAGAAAACAACTTGAGAATGATAAGAACCTCCCATCTTCAAAGTATGGTAAGGTTACTTGGAAAGGCTTCAATAAGGCAAGTATGAGCAAGAAACTCACATTCGAGGTTGTTACTCAAAGCATTAAAGACATCTGCTCTGAATTGAAGAGAGAGATAGGTTTGCAATTGAAAGTCCACGAGGACATAAATTATAAAGATTCTGACTTCTCAATCAAGGCAAAACTTGACAAGGGAGCGAAGAAGCTTAAAAAGGCAGGGAAGTTTACTGCAGGTAGGTTGAGGCAGAAGACAGAACGAGCCTACCAAGACTTCCAAAACAAGCCACAGACACTCTACAAATGGCAATGCTCATATGTAAGGAATGTGCCTTGTGCTTGGTGCGAATACCAACAATTACAACCACCAAGACCATTAGATGACTGGGAGTATGACCATCCAAATGGACATTGCACATTAGTGCCAGTAAATGGGGCAGAAGCCTATTCTGATGATTATCTTGCAATAGCAGAATTCCTTAATGAGGAAGATTGATATTTATGAAATTTATTAACCTTTTTGGAGTTGGTACAGTTGATTATGCTGATGAGGGATTCGACAAACCAGTAAGGTTCAGTAGTGAAACCCTCAAACATCTAGCCGAAAACCTAGGCGAAACCAAACTCACAAGAGAACATACAGATGAGAATATTGGATCATACAATAATTTCCGATTCAAAGATGATTTCCTCCAAGTCGAAGTACCTGATGATTTCGAGGGTGGATTATCACCAGTATTCCAAGCAGATTGGAATCTTGTTGGAGATTACTATGAACCAGTACCGAATAGTTTACGAATGACCAGTATTGGATTAACAAATAATCCACGAACTGGAATAATCTACAACAGTAATAAGGGAGATGATACTGTGGATGATAATAAATTCAATGACTTGTTGACTAGGAAAGATGAGAGAATCACCGAACAGCAAGAAGAGATAGCAATACTGCGAAAACAGTATGAAGAATTACAAGATAAATTTAACGATTCCAGTAAAGAATCCAAGGAGTTACAAGCAAAGATAAAAGAATTGAAAAGCTTGGAAACCGAACTGGAATCTTACAAAGCCGATGCCGAAAAGTACAGAGTACAAGAAGCTGAAGCGAGGGCTGAACTCATCACACAAATTGCAGGTGATGATGAAAAAGCCAAAGAAATCTTCAAGAATACCAGTATTGAGGATTTGAAGTATATGCTTGAGCAGAAAACAGTAACCGAACCTCCTAAAGGTGCGACTACTAATAATGCTCAAGGGAATGTGCAAGATGGTTCTGAACCACCTGCAAGTAAAGTGAATGAGGATGATAAATACACTTATGAGGCTTTCAAGGAATGGGAAGACTCATTAGATGAATGGTAGTCCTCAAATGAAAAACAACTAATATATATTATGGAGAATAGAGAATGACCGAAAATACATTAGGAACTTTCTATGACAAAGAACAAGGTAAAACCTACGAAGTCAACGAGGGCGATGTAACTGTCGCAGAGGGCTACAGTACCTTAAATGCAAGTAAACAGAAATTCATCTCCTTTGAAAACCCAGTAGGTGCAGAGAACTTTTTAGAATTTGATTTTAGTGATGACCTTTTAGTGAAAGGTGCAACCACTAAAGCAACTCACATCACAATGTACGAACCTGAATTCCCATATGGAAAACTCCCACAAGAGGATGTTGAAGATGGAAGCTACAGAAGATTCGTAACTGCATTCGAGTTAAAAGTAGGGGAAGTACAATTACCACTTTCCGATACTAACTCTGCAATCGCAAAAGGTAATGGATTAAAGATTACTGATTACCATACTGGATTGGACAAGCATACTAATGACTCCGAAATCGTAGCACTTGAATCCAAACCTGCAAATAGTGGTGGATACATCATCGCATACCTCAAAGTACCATACTTGACTGTTGGTGGAGCATCAGCCTCTTCTAGTGGTAGTGGATCAGGTAGTGGATCATAATTACAAACTTAACTTTTTCAATTATTAAACTTATAATGGAGAATCACAATAATGGCTAACGAAAATCAATTACAAAAAGTGGATGGAGCATACCATAGTGGATACTATACTGCTAAAATCAGAAAAGATGTAGCAAAAGAATTCAAGATGGCAGGACTCTTCCCAACCCAAAAAGTATCTGATAAGAACATCACAGTAACTGATGTAAACACTTATGATGAGATTGAAGACCAAGTAAAAGGCAGAAAGAAAAAACTGGAAGCTAAAGGAACTAGTCTTCGTAAAATCAGAGCAAGAGTAGTCACCCCAGAGGGTTTCAGACTTGAGCAATATGGTATCGAAATGGATATCGAACAGAGAGATTTACTTGAACAGAGAATATCCATTACTGATGTTATGAAACCAGTAACCAAATACCTTGCACAAGAAATCGACAACAATGTCTACCAATCAGCAGTTTCATATGCTACTGATGAAAGCACCAATTATGGATTAACCAACAACTGGACTAACTCCGAAATCGAGGACATCCTCCACGATATCATCACCATCAAGAACAAGAAACTGGAAGAGGGTTACGATATCAACCATATAATGCTTGGTATGGATGCAAAAACCAAACTTGACATCTTAAGTGCATCCAAAGACATTGCAACCTCCAAATACATCTTCGGACACAACAACTTCGAGTTAGACAACACCATCACCCTTAACGATATGGTATTCAGTTGGGGTGGAAAAACAATGGATGGTAAAGAATTATTAGCATTCTGTACCGATGCACCTGCTCTTGAAATCTTCTACCTTGACTTCTTCAACCCTAATGTGCAAAGAGTACCAAGTATTGGTCAGTATGAGAAGTATGCTCCTTTAATCAACGTTCTGAAATATGACAATGCAAAAAGTGAACACGAACCTATCATCAAGATGAAATTCGCTACTGCAGTAGGTACTTACCCATTAGAAAAAGGTAAGAGAATGCTTAAAGTACCTAATGTAATGGGTAACTAAACCTGATAATACTTTTTAAGGAGATATTCAATGGAAAACAAGATGGAAGACTATTATAAAGTAATGCAATATCTCCGAGAAATGTTCGTAGACAGACAATACCCTTATGAGTTTGAAGATGAGGAACTGTTGGGTTCTGATTCTTCAATATCTCTTGTTGATTCCGAGTATGGTGACTTCGAGAAAAGCCTACAATTGGAAAGTATCAAGAGTGGTGATGTACTCCGAATGACATTACCTAAACCAAGAGATTTTACTGACTGCACAAGCTTTGAAGTCAGTTTCTATTGTAGTGAGGAGTTTGATCCACAGAACCTTGTTGTTGGTTTCAGTAATAAGAAGAAAGGCTACATTAATCAGGTCGAGCTTGATAGTGGTAATATTGTTGAGGCTGAAACCTACTTGAACAAGGGTGGTCATTATCTCATCAAATACAACCTAAAGGATACTAATACCAAGATGGCTAAAAAGGATAGAAGATTATCACATACAGAGTCAATTAACTTGATATTTGGGCAGGAAGTTAATGAGTTAATCCTTTATGATGCAGTTTTAAGGACTGCTAATAATCATATTACTCTTGAAGACTTGGATGAAACCATATTGATGGGTACATATTATATTCAAAACCAGTTATTGTTGGAGGATGCAGAGGATATTCCATTGCCATTGCAACATTTGAATTATAAATCTGCAGGTGCTTACACTTGGTTGATATGGTGGGAGAACGAGAGCAAAGTTATGGATGATGCCACTAAAGAGGGCAGAAACTATGCTACAAGACTTTTCGACCAAATCGACCTCTTCCTACAAAAATGGTTAGAAGCCCACCCAACTGGAAACACCGACCCAAATATGAAGCTCTTGGGATTCACAACCTATCAGGACTTCCCAATCAAACGAAGAGTCCACGAAATAGGAAACAATCAAATCTATGTCTATGACCCTGAAGACCTGCGAAACTACAATACAATGAGATTAGTCATCAGTAACCGATTAGACTTACTTGGAGCAAAGGGAGGATAAAAACTTATGAGTGTCTTAAAGGAAATACTGGAAAACCTTGCCGAGTATATGGCAAACCATCCTGAATTCAAAGACTACTCCGACCTAGAATTCTACTTCCACGAGGCAGAAATGAATGGGAATACTGAAGTGCCTTGCATCTGTTTCCAAATAGGTTACAATGATGATAACAGCGAAAAGAAGACAATTAATCGAGATTGTCGAGAATTCTTCAGAGGAATGAAGATAGAGTTGCATACACGAACCATCGACCATTCAACCTTGCAGGATGAATTATGGAACTTCGAGGAAACACTTTTCAAGGTATTCAGTAATATAGCCTTTGAAAACATCCATCCAAACTTGCACGATGTCAAATATGTAGGCACAAACCCAATAGCCCACATCTACTGGCAACCATTCAAGGACGAAAAAGAAGAAGAATGGTTCAGCAACTGCATAACAATACTCTACGAACTAGACTACACAATATAGCGAGATGATAATTATGAAAATGGAATACATAGGGGCATCCCATAAGAACATCCTAGAGCTTATCGCCCTAGGAGTAACCAACGAACCCCTGATTAATGGAAAAGTATATGATATTCCATCTAACCAAACTGCTCTTATTGAAACCTTGATAAAGAGTGAGTTTTTCAAACCAGTAAGCAAGAAACA